TTTTTTGTTTCCAGTTTTTTTCTGTCATATCTTTTCTTATTCTTAAAAACTTTTGAAGTAAAGTGTTTTAATTGTCTTGCTATTGGATTTCTTTTTTTATCAGGCTTCTTCAATTATTTTAATATTTTAACAATCTTTTTTCTATCCATGTATATCTCTGTTTGAGCCTTTACTTTTTGACAAGAGAACACAACTCTCTCTGGATTCACCTCGTTCTGCGCGATGCGCTTTGATTTCAAACAATCGCTTAAATTGTTTTTATATACATGTTCTATCATATTTCCGTTTAACGTTAGAATTAGTGCAAATACAGTCTCTATCATTTTGTTACCCCACCTTTGTTTGGTCCACGTTTATATCTATACTTATGTGTGCCAGTTCCATTTATTTCAACCTCTACTTTTAAATCTCTAATAAACTTCATCTGTTTTGCTTTTTTCTCCATGTCTTCCATGTATTGTAATATTTTTCTAGTGTTTCGGTCCATTGCCATTTCTAATTAATTTTTCTACATCCTCTGTAAGTTTTTTTGTTCTATCTTTTAAAAACTCTATGTTAACTGCATTATTTCTCATACCTTTAATTTCTACCTCTACATCTTCTAATAAACCACTAACGTGTTCTACAATCATGAAAAGCTCTGCTTCCCCAGCTGATTGACCTAACTCACCTCTTGGATATTTAATTCTAAACTCTGAGTTCTGGTCTAAGTCTTTTTGCATTAACTCTATCTTTGTAGAGTGCTGATTTAATTTTTCGTGAATGCCAAAATAAGCCCAGGTTCCAATTGCTATTATCGCGATCAAACTAGCAACCGTCTTCATTGGCATTTGCACGGCTGCAGATTCAGAAATTTTAAGCGCCATAGTTAGAAGGTCCTCCAAAGATCGCCAACAAAATAATTAATATGATTAATATGCCTGTAAAATAATAATTCATATTTATCTCCCATTAACATTTACACTCCTCACAGGTACAAAGACCATACTCATCTGCATGTAGTAAATCTTCACAATGACATTCGTGATGACAATTTTTACAAGTCTGTTTCTCTGTATCCGTATCCATCTTTTCTATTTTTCCATCTTTTATTCCACGCATATACACTCATCCAACTTCCAAACGATTCCATCCATGATAAAGGTATATCTATTACTTTTTTTGTAAATCTTTTGATGTCTGTTATTGCGTCCGGTATAGTTTTCATAGTTAGTACCGGGTGATACAGTCTCCCGCACCACCCTATCTTATAAGCGCTATAAGAATTTAGATAATATCCAATTCCAAATTTCTTTTATTTTGTTCCAAATTTTTTTAATCATTTTTCTTTTCCTCTATTTCATAGAAGAACTTGTCAGTATCTTCTGTTTTCCATTTACCTGTATCTTCAACGTTCCATTCAGATGTTTGCACTTTCCATTTTGGAATCTCATCTTTTACAGTAAACGAAGGTAAATCCCAAATACATCTATTGTTTGGTTGTGCTGCAAAATTGCCATCATCAAGAGCAATTATGTGTGCGCACTTATGTTCGTGCGGTATCTCTGAATGGTCAGGATCTATTATATTAGTCTCAGGGTGAGCAAAGTCAACTGTAAATAAGTATTTACCATGGTGCCATTTTTTATCTTTACCAATATATTTTCCAGAGGCTGCGCTTAAAATTGACCAATGAGTGACAGCAGGATAATAAGAAAAAGAATTCCAAAGCTCCAATTCATCAAGTCTTCTTCTGGGCACCCTGGTTGGGTCAAATCCCTGTTGAATAAACGCGCTAATAGGTAGGCGATAAAATATTGCACCGTTACCCATAAGAGCGTGAAATAATATAGCCCTTCCACCCATACACGATATGCCGAAGATAATACAATCTTCAACTTCTCCATGATGTTTTTTACGATCATATAAATACTCTCTTCTTATTTGAGCGTATTGTACAGGTATATTTGCATTTAAGTATGCCATTATTTAATTTCACCCCAATTTTCTCCCTTCTCGTAGTCAACCTTGTTAGGGACTTGTAACTCTACAGCAGATTCCATAATCTTAATTATTTCTTCTGCATGTACATCAGATTCAACTGAGATGTCTACCTCATCATGAATTTGTATGTGAGGTATTATACCATTCTCATGTAAACATACCATAGATTTTTTTGTCATATCTGCCGCTGACCCTTGTATTAATTTATTTAAAGCCTTGTAAGTAAAGGCTCTTTTTAATGGCTCATCATATTCTTTTCTTGCTTGCTCCAAAGGCAAAGGTTTAAAAACCCCAAATTGAACAGGCTGCCATAAATCAAAATGACATGCTCGACCCAGTAATGTTCTTATCTTACCTCTATCATTTGCTTTACGAGATACATTATCCATGAGTTTTTTTACAAAAGGTGCTCTATTGTGATATTGTCTAATTAGTTTCTCTGCGGATTCTTTCATTAAACCTAGTTCTGCCATTAGTTTATTTTTACCCATCCCATACATTAGACCTAAATTAATCGTCTTAGCTTGCTTTCTTTTTATGCCTGCCATATCGGCCACGACCTGGTGGAAATCAGCGTCTCCGGCTCTGTATGCGTCTACAATTTCATCAACTCCCTCTAAATTTTGCAGTTTTGCGTAATGCACTAAAATTCTGGGTTCTTGTTGTGAGTAGTCAAAACTACCCCAAACATGTTTTTTCTCTGGTATAAATATAGATCTAATTAAAGGGCCTAACTCAGGGTGTCTTGCAGGTATTTGTTGTAAGTTTGGATTTGACATACTAAACCTACCCGTGACAGTGCCCCCTTGGTCTGATCTAATTTGATTTATATCTGCATGTATTCTTCCATTGTGTTCGTGTTTAGTAATAGAATCTATAAATGTAGTGTGAGCTTTGTTTAACTCTCTCGCTTCTGCAATCGATCTTGGTAATTCATGTGGGTGGTTTTGTAAAAAGTTTTTTGTAAAACTTGGTTCCTTACTTTTTTCTGTTCTATCATATGGTAGTTTTAATTTATCAAAAGCTTTTGCTATACTTCTGGCTGCCATAATTTCTACGTTAATACCAGTCATTTTTTTTATATTTTGTATAATTTTTTCTTCCCTTTTAATTAAATTTTGTTTAATATTTTGTGCTTTTTCTAAATCAACTCTTACACCTTTAAATCTCATATCAACAAGACAAGGAAATAATTTTGTTTCTAAATTAAAAATGTCCATTAATTCTTGATTATACAATTCTACTTTTAATCTTTGCCAAAGTTTTAATGTTGCTTCCGCATCTCTTTCTGCGTATTGACCTACAAACATCGGAGGTAGTCTCCACATATCTGCTTTTGGATTTAATCCATATTCTTTTGCAGCCTCCAATAAAATTTTTTCGTCTTTACCTATGCCAACATAATGTTTTGAAAGTGTGTTTAATTGATAAGATAGTCTGTTTTCATCTATTAAAGATGCAGCTATCATAGTGTCCATAATGGGTCCTTTTATGGTCAGTCCTGCTGACCTAAGCCAACAAATATCATACATAGCATTGTGAAAAATAAAAGTCGTATCTGATTGATTAAACAGGTCTTTTAACCACCCAAACACTAAATTTTTATCCATATTACCACCTTGCTCATGATGCACCGGGTAATAGCCTGACCAGCCCTCTACGGCCACCGCAATGCCAGCAATGTGCCCTTTTCCGGTCACATTACCAGATCCTAAGTCTTTAAGATGTGGGTCATTAGTTTCTAAATCTATTGCTATTTCTTTGGCTCCGCGCAAATCTTTTAATTCATCTGGCATCACCCATTCTGTTTCAGGGGTAAATAGAGGTATTTGTGTGCTTCTCACTTGTAGTCTCTCTCCTTCACCATCTCAAGATAGTGTATTGCTTTATCTATATCTTGTATGCCTCCCTTCTGAGAGTGCCTACATATATACTTTATAGCGTTCCCCTCCGCAAAAAGCAACTTATTTTTGTTTATAAACTCTGCTGGCTGAATCTCAAAATATAAGTAATGGGATCCTCCAACTTGTTTTAATTTCCAATCTTCTTTTTTTTTCGTCATAGTATATAAGCACGATCAAAGTTTTTTGGATCTAACACGTGCAATTCACGCTTCGCTCTCGTCGCTCCAGTATAAAATAATCTATGTAATTCATCTGGGTCATGACTAAAAGTTTCTAGTGCTGCATTGGTCAGATCTTGCATAAGCAAAACTTTATCGGCTTCACCTCCTTTCGCTCCATGTATTGTTGACATAATAATACGCGGATTTTTATTTATTTGTTCTCCATTCGCCCGCATATTACGAATGTAGTTTTCTGTGATAGTATCTAAACCATCAAAAGATTCAAACCAAACTTTGTCTGTAAGTAAACCATATTTTTCCATACACTCTTTTAATGTATATTTATCTTCTGAGTGTAAAAGTTTACCTGTTTTAAAACCAGGTAGTACGTTTGATCCAAGATACTCATAAATATTTTTTATTTCTATATGGCCTAATAAATCTCCTTTACGCCAATGTTCCCAATTATTTAAAGCCATAAGAAGTTTTAATGGGACAGAATTAATACCTCTATGTTGATAATACCAACCTTGTAATTCACACAAATCTTTTACATCATCAAGAAAATGATTAGCTGATGATAATACTAACCAGTTTCCTTTTGACATATCTACTTGTGTTATATCAGAATACCTGCATAAAATACCTTGTTGTGTTCTTGGTTTATAATCTTTGTCAAATCTATTTTGTACTTTGTTAATTATTTTTTGCGATAGTTCATGTATAGGTCCACCAGGTATTCGATATGATTGATCTAATACTTTAATATCATTGACCTCTTCTTTTAAAGCTATAAAATGATCTACATCTGCACCTGCCCATTTAAATATAGCTTGGTCATCATCGCCGGCTATGTAAGTTTTTTTTGCATTAGACCACATAGATCTAACCATCTCCCATTGTATTAAAGATAAGTCTTGTGCTTCGTCTATAAACAAAGCTTCAAAATTTGGTTTGTTTTCTTGTGCAATAAAATCTTCTAACAAATCTGTAAAATCTTTTAATCCTTTTTCTTTTTTATATCTTTTTAATTCTTCAGATAATAAATATAAAGTGTCTCTTTCTATATCTAATATATTTTGTCGTGAATCATAGTATTCTAATAAATCCATACGTTTTACTCTGGCTGTATTCATGATTGTCAAATACTCATTATCTGAATTAAACGTGCCATCTTCTTCTGAGTGTTTACCTGTTTTAATAGGTATACCAACCATTTTGCCAAACTCTCGATAATCTTCTGCTGTCATCATTTTTTCTTTTGTCATTCCTAATCTTTGAAATGCAAAAGAATGTAAGGTTCTAAAATTTTCTAAATCTTTTTCTGCGTCCAAACCAAACTTTTCAGCAGCTCTGCTTGCTGCCTCTCTTGCTGCTTTTCTTGTAAAAGAAAAATATCCTATTTGTTTTGGCCTAATCCCTTGTTGTATGAATTGATCTACTAAATTCAACAACGTTGTTGTTTTGCCTGTCCCCGGAGGACCTAGTATTATAGTCTTCATATTTTGCTAACCTCTTTCTTAATATATCTATTTTCATTCTTAAGATTTCGTTTTTACCTTTCTCTAATCGATATCTTAAATTCCAATTTATACCTACTACTTTACTCATTAAAATGCCTCCTTATGATATGATACCTTTGATACTGATGCCTCATTTGATTTCATGGTTTGTATTTTTATAAGTCTTGGTTGTTGTTTTTTTATTCTCATTCTTTCCTCTGACACAAATATATCCTCCAATCTTTTTATTAAATTACCTGTTTTTATTTTATCCATGTCCCAATTATTTTTTTTACAAAACGCATAAAAATCGTCCATTCTAAAATATGTAAATTCTTTATTATCATCCGTGTATGGTAGTTTATTTAACACATCGTCTAACGTTCTTGCTGATTGTCTGTTTGTAGTCCAGTCTTGCAATAAACCTGTTAATTGATTTATCGGATCTAAGGACTCCAATGGTTCTACTTCTTGTAAATTTGTCATCATTGGTTTTAAAAAATATTGTTTCCAATCTTTTGGTTTTGGTACTGGAACTACTAAGTTTGCTTGGTCTAAACAAGCCAAAGCAAATAAAGGGGGACTATATAATTGTTCTGATTTTAATTCGATCCGCGTTCCACTTACATCTAAAAACCATTGTGGTGGATTTGATTTATATTTAGTAAGATTACCTAACACAGGCATTTCTTCTTCTCCATAACCCACACCAAAACGTTTTGTTCTACATAAACCAGATTGACAGACCGCGTTAATTGGTGCGTCTTTACATCTATACTTGTCGTAACCTTTTCTATTTACAGATTTAATTAATTGTTGAACCTCACTATTACT